GTGAGAACTGCTGCTTGCAACTTTGATGGTTTCAATTATACACTACCAGAAGAGACTTTTAACGGTCTTTGTATGGCTGTGTGGGTTTCTGAGTCAGTTACTAAGCAGATTTTAGGTTTTCATTTAGGCGGAAAGGGCAAGCTCGGTGGAGCCGGCAAGATTACTCTCTCAATGTTTGAGAAAGCAGAAATGCGTCTCAGAAATATAGAGGGCGTCCTAGTCGCAAAGAATCAAGGTACGGTCATGACGAATCAATATGGTATTAACTTTTACGAAGGTTCAAATGTCCATGATAAGAGTCCGACTCGATTTTTGCCCAAAGGCAACAACGTTGAAGTTTTTGGATCCGTAACGGGAAGAGTCCGTGCTGTATCACAAGTTACACCAACTACCATTTCTGATGTGGTAGAAGAGGTGTGTGGAGTGAAACAACAGTGGGGGCCACCAAAATTCAATAACCCCTCTTGGCGTCCATGGCAGGAGTCATTACAATACTCTAGTATGCCTTCAGTAGGCATGGAAGGAGCTTTGTTACAGGCTGCTGTTAAGGACTACAAGTTACCCCTTCTGAATAAATTACTTTCGAACGAACATCTTAGAAATGATATTAGACCATTAACTCAAATGCAAACTGTGTGTGGAATTGATGGTAAAAGATTCATTGATAAGATGAAACCAAATACTTCGGTAGGTTTTCCTCTAGCTGGACCTAAATCAGCCTATTTGACTGAATTAGACCCTGAACAATTTGAGGATTTCGCTTGTCCGAGAGAACTAGACCCAATGTTTTGGGAAGGTTTTCAGGCAATGAAAGATAAATATATTAGAGGGGAAAGGGCATATCCTGTATTTAAGGCAGCATTGAAAGATGAGCCTACGCGATTGGATAAAGATAAAGTCCGAGTATTCCAAGCAGCCCCCATTGAGCTGCAATTGGGTGTTCGGATGTATTTCTTACCAGTTGCTAGATATCTATCATTGTATCCATTACTGTCTGAGTGCGCTGTTGGTATTAACGCACAAGGACCAGAATGGGATGTCTTAGCTCGACATATCATGAAGTATGGAGAAAAGAGAATTTTAGCTGGAGACTATAGCAAGTATGATTTGCGTATGTCTAGTCAGTTAATGTATTCTGCTTTCCGTATCATGATTGATTTGGCAAAAGCAACGGGTAATTATTCTGAGGAAGATATTTCAGTAATGGAAGGTCTTGCTACAGATATTTGCCAACCGCTTATGGCGTATAATGGTGATTATATACAGCATATTGGATCTAATCCTTCGGGACAAAATCTTACTGTGTATATCAATTCTATTGTTAATTCATTATTATTTCGTTGTGCCTATTTCGAGATCTGCAAAAATAGAGTTTTACCACCATTCCGAGAAGTATGTTCGTTAGCTACTTATGGGGATGATGCTAAGAGTTCTGTTGCAGAAGGATGGGATGAATTTAATCATATCAGTGTTGCCAATTTTTTAGCTGATAGAGATATGAAATTCACCATGCCCGACAAAACGTCTACGCCCACAAAATACATGACCGATGAGGATGCC